CTGCTGCGAGCGGCCGCCATACCCGAGCTTGTTGGACTTGCCCTTGTAGGAGCCGCTTTTCTTGATGCCGGACTTCACTTGATCAACCCCGGCGAGTTCGTTCCTTTGGAACGGTATGGCTTCTTCGCCAGCGCCTTCTTCATCGAGATGGGCGGGCCGGGGTTGGTCGGGCCGGGTACCGGCGCCTGCGGGTGGGCGCCGGTCGCACCCGACCCGGCGGTGTTGTTAGTCGTGTTGCTGTACGATCTCGTGGCCTTCATGGGCCTCCTCCTTTACTACCCGTAGTATCAGCTGACCGGCTGAAGCCGGGGCCGCTCGACCTCTTGCGGGTCGGCCTGCTGCGCCTGGGCCTGCTCGACGATCTTGCGGATCAGCGGCGAGACTAGCTTGAAGCGGCCATCGCCCAGCACGTCGAGGACGGCGTTCCACTCCTCGGCGGCCAGGGTTACGGCGATCTCGGTCTTGGCGTCCATCAAATCTTTCCTTCGACAGCGTTAACTAGTACACTCCGACATGACACGCCCAACTAACGTTACCGGCCAACGTTTCGGCAGACTTATCGCGCTACGGCTTGCGCCGCACAAAAGTGGCCGGCGAGGATGGCTGTGCCAATGCGATTGCGGTAAGCAGGTCATCGTATCTCCGCCGTCTAACTTGACACGAGGAAACTCTCAATCTTGCGGATGTCGTCGCCTCGACGGTCCCCGCCGGACTCACGGCAAATGCCGCACGCCTATATACGGAATATGGTGCGCTATGATTACGCGCTGCTTCAACCCCCGTAACAAAGCATGGCCTAACTACGGCGGTCGAGGCATTACAGTTTGCGAACGCTGGTTGCTGTTTGAAAATTTCTACGTCGATATGGGTGAACCACCACCAGGGCTTACGCTCGACCGCACTGATAATAATGGCCCATACAGCCCCGACAACTGCCGCTGGGCAACGAGACTCGAACAACGCGCCAACCGCCGCCCGACGAAACCATTTTACCGAAACGGCCAACTCATTACTCCTTCGTCGTCGCCACGCCCTGCTCCAGAGTCGTGACCCGCGCGTCAAGCGCCTGAATTTGCTGAAAGAGAGTCTGACCACCCGACGCAAGCTGGGTAATTCGAGCGTCGAGATCGCCGATCTGCTGGGTGTGGGCGCTAATCGACGCATCCAGCCCCTGAGTCTGCCCAAACAAAGTGTCGTCCTGCGCCGCCAGTTCTTTAGCGGCGTTCAGAAGTACGAAAACTAAATGCGTGGGTAGAATAGTCTTAAGCGGCGTAGCTGGAAAATCGACCCCGGAAAACGTATTTTCAAACACCATCTCCGGCAACACGGACTCAACATTCGACGCCATCAACCCATAACGGATCGTACCGTGAATACTGCTATCCGCAGCACGATCCGCGAAAGGGTTGGGTATCGCCGAACGGCCGTCGGCATCGGCGACGATGTAATTGTATGAAACCGGGTTGAGCTGACGTATCGCGGCGAGCCCCGCCAAGTACGGGTTTACGTTTTCTTTAACCCTATCGTCGGAGATGACCAGCCAGGACCCGGTCGCGTTGGCGGTTCCGGAACTATTGAATACCGCGTAGGTCGACAACCCAAAATTATTGCGGAAATAGTGGTCGGTCGCGTCGTGGTAATTCTGGCCCGTCGCGTACAAGGTCATGTTGTTGACCTGGGACGGGTCGTATATCTTGACGTAGTTCGACCCCAAATCGGTTAACGCAAACGGGATGCCGCGCAGTTGATACTCGACGGTGTTGATGTTGGCGCCGGCAAAGACCGTGTTCACTGCCGAGACCGAGTCAGCCGTCAAAGCCCCGGTCGCCGCGACGGTGCCGACAGCATCTATTGATAGCGTAGTCAGCGTATTTGCGTTGTTCCGAAATAAATGCTCGTCGGCCATATAGTAATTAATATTACTGCCGCCGGCACCGTACATCACGATGGAGGTTGTGCCGTCGTAATCATAGAGTGTGTGCGCGTTAGACCCACGTCCGGCAAAAGCGACGGTGCCGAGCTGGTACGACGGGGCGGTGACCGGGCCGGCCACGGTCAACAACCCGCTCGCCGCAGTGATCGACAGCGGCGTCGCGCCGCCGGGAGTGGCCGAAGTCAAATAGGCAATATCGTTATTAGCGAACCACTCCCACCAATGCGTAGTAAGAGTACGGTCGAAAAACGCAAACCCGCCAAGCGGGCCTTGGGTCTCGATCTGCCCCTGGGTAACGATATCGCCATTAACCGTGAGGTCGGACAGCGTCGTCGGACCAGTCACCGTCAGGCTGTCGGTAACAGTGAGGTCGTTGGTTACCGTCAGGTTCTCGACGGTCGTCGAGCCGCTGCCGCCGCCCCCGACGAAATCCACATGGTCGCTGTTAAAATGAAACTTAGCGTTGGCTATATCCACGACGCCAATGCTGATCCACTCCGATGGCACATAGGCGCCAGCGGTCGCCCGCGCGGCAATACATTGGCGCAGCACGGGAAGGGCTGGATCAGTGGTGTCGACCCAGTATTTGAACTGCCCGGCGCCGCCGGCGGTGCCCGAGGGCGGCACGATGCCGGGGCTGAACTCCAGGTCTTTGTCGAGGTTGTCGCCGAGCAGCCGGTCGTACTTGGTGTAGGGGTAGGTGAGGCCGGAGGTCATGGCTTTACCCCAACAACGTGAAAGCGCGGGACCCCAGCGCCCAGTAGGTGCCGGTCCACTCGAAGGTCAGGTCGTCGCCGGAAATGTTCGAGACGAACTCGGTGCCGATCGGGCCGAGCGACTCCGAACCAAAGGCGCCAATAAAGGTCACCGGGTAGAGGCTGGCGGTCTGACCCTCGTCGAAGATACTCACGACGTCGCCCATCAAAGGGCTCGGCGGCAGCGTCACGGTGATCGGCGCCGCCGTGGCGTTCTCGATGTAGACGCGACCGGAGAGGCCGAAGGGCAGGGCCGTGGTCATCGTAATGACCAGAGGGTAGGTGAAGACCGGGCTACCGTCGTCGCCGACCATCACCATGTCGGGGTTGAGCGGCCGGTCGATCACCACCAACGTGTCGACCTCGCGCTTTCGGAGAGAGACCCCGGCCTTGGCGACGAAAGAGACCGCGTAGGTCAAACCCGGGGTGCCGGCCGCCATGTCGAGTGCCACCGCCTTGCCGGCCTGGATCAGGTTGTTCCGCCAGAACACCAGCGGATAAAGATCCTCGGGGACCTCGATGGAGCTGGTCTCGTCGAGCGGGTAGTTGGCCTGCCACGGCGGCACGACCTGCGGCGGGTTCGCCTTGATCATCAAATGTTCGAGGGTAACGATGGACTCCGACGGGTCGAGCCAGCAGGTGAAGTCGATGATCAGCCGCGAGATGTCCATGTTGTCCTTGTTGCAAGGACCGAACGGCACCCCTTTGTCGTCGTCGGTGTTGACCGCGAAGTAATACTCGTGCGCCATCAGCCGACCCCCCACGCGCCGTTCTTCGGCCGGCCTGTTGCAAAATAGGGGAACGTCCACGGCGTCCCCTCGGTGACAAACATGGACTGGACGTGGGCACGAGCCTGGGCGATGCCCGTCGAGAACAACTGGGCCTGTATCCGGCCCATGCCGGCGTCCGAGTAGGGCTTACCCGGTTGCAGGTAGAGCTTCGACAAGGTGCCGGCGACAACCGTGTCGAACCACATAAACCAAAAGTCGTCGCCCAGCGGCGCGTCGATACAATTCGGACGTAGTGCAAGCACTACTTCGCCGTTCCTAGTGCTGTCCGGGATCGGCCATTGGAGGTCGCGTATCCGGCCGGGCGGCTCAAACTTGACGCGCGACAGACCTTTGAAGCCGAGAAACCTAAAAACCCGCCAGTGCGAGTCCCAGGGGTCGAAGGAGAGCGTGACCACACCGGGGTCCATCCGCCAGAACACATGCTCGCGACGGTAGGTCGACCCCATGTAGAAATTGCCGATGGCGTTCCACGCCTGAAGCACGACGTTGTCGGTCGTCACGCCAGGAAGCTGCACCTGCACGTAGTCATAGAGTGCTTCCAGGCCGTCCTTGCAGACCCACGGGTCGCACTCCGGCAACGGGATAACCGGCAAGATCGGGTCGCCGCTGTTACGGCCAGGGTTGCCCTGGTCGCCTTTGGCCCCTGTGGGGCCAACCGGACCGTCAGGGCCGACGGGGCCGACGGGGCCTTCAGGCCCCTCGGGACCGACGCCAGGACCAGGTGCGCCGGGTTGGTTTACCGCCGGCACCCACTGGCTTGAGGTCCCGTCGTTGAACCAGAGAAAAAGCTGACCCGATACGCTGTCCCACCAGCCGTCGCCGATGGCTGGTCCGGGGGGCGGAGTGTCGCCAACGGAGATAGTGCTAGCCATCGGCGCTACCCTGCATTCTTAAGCAATAGGCTGGTGAACTTGCCCACCAGCGTGATGGCGCGGCCGTTATCAGCGAAAGTGTCCTCGATCAGCTCGGAGCGGCCGACGACGTAGAACAGCAGCGGCGAATAGAACTGGTCCTCGATCGGCAGGACCGTCGCGGCGTTGCCGGGCATCGTGTAGGTCGGCACCGATTTGCGCAGGCCAAAGGTCAGCCAGGCGTCGGGGCGCTTCGACCTGATCTGCAAGAGAGCCTCGTTGACGATAGAAACGAGGTCGCTATCGGTGAAGCGCGGGCTCCCCGAGATCGGCACCGTGTCGTTGAGCAGGCTCCGGGCCTCGGCCAGGAGGGCGCCCACTGTGCGTGTCGCCAGCGTCGCCATGATGGGCGCCTCGTTACTACGAGTAGTAGGAACCGGCGGGAGCGCCGGTTCCTATAAGATAGCACCTATACTATCACGACGGCGCGACGTATGCCTCGACTAGCGCGGTGCCGTCGAGAACCTTCGAGCCGTAGACGTGCAGCCCCCGCAAGAGAGTGCCGAAGGTGATCTCGGACCGCATCGTCTCGACGTTCGAGAGCTGCGAGGCAAAGGTCAGCCCCGACGAGAGACCCCCAAAGATACGGGTATATTTGTGGGTCGTGTCGGTGCCCTTGGGCAAAAGATTGGAGCTATACAATGTAAAGCGATCAATCATGCCCATGCGGCCATTTCTCAAGAGAGAAACGCCGTCGCCCGAGATCGAGGCGTTCGACAGGTCCGACTTCTTGATCAGACCGCCGATCCACGGCGGGATGACCAGCCATCTGCCGGTTTCCGGCATGTTCTGCTCGTCCAACACCGTACCCATGTCCACTATGGTGTCGGTGATGTTGGCCGCAGTCACGATGAGCGGCGTACCGGCAACCCCGAGGTTGATCCCAATAGAGATCGCCCCGGCCGTCGCACCTTTATTGGCCGCCGCCACGCCGGCGTCAAGAGTTCCCAAGACGGCGGTATCAATAGTGATCTTCATTTGCTCCAAACAGCATACCGCTGCTCCGACTGTCGCTTCGGCCGCGAAAGCAGCCGTCGGGTCACTCAGTCTGTGCGGGTGCGAATCCATCGCTTCCCTCTGGTTCCTACAGGTTCCAGTTTTTCAGACCCGATATTACGCGGCCAAACTGTAAATAGCCGCATCGTCAGACCACATCGACAACAGCTCCATGTCGCTTTGGAGCCGCATAACGTCGTCAAGGACCAGATTAAAGTACTTGGCGTTGTCGATCGTAAGCTCTACAGTAGTACCAGACGGCCGGTCGACCGTCAGGGCCATGTCGAGAGTGTAGTCCTTGATAGTAATCGTGGGCTTGGTCCTGATCTTTACCTTATCCCCCATATTACGTATCTCGCCTTCGTACAATCGCGACTTTACGCCGCGTCCGACTGTCGCTTGCGCCGGTCGGTAATATTGCGCACACGCGCAATCCATTCTTCGACCACAGCGCCCGGGCCACTCAGTCTGTGAGGCTGCGTTTTCATATCGTCCAGGCCGGCACAAATCATGATGCCATCCCGGTAATGCCCCATCCGCGCGCACTTCAGCAGGAAATAGGCCCGGTCGGTCGTCAGATAGAGGCTCTGACCGATCCGGTCCTTTTCCATAAACGCACGCAATTTCGAGGGCGATATCGACAACCGCCATTCAACCTTGCCGTCGAACTCCGTGATGCTGCCGCCAAACTGCTTCTGCAACAGGTCGATAGCGACCCGTTTCCATGTCGCAGCACTGACAACCAAATACGCAACAGCAGAGCCGTTCGCGCTAATACTCGCCACAAAACAACCATTGCCGTCGATATACCCGGCGGTCCACTTAACCGTCGGGTGTTTCGGCATCGGCGGCGGGTTATTGCGCAACGCGTCCAGCTGCTCCCGCGCTGCGGCAAACGGCAACCCGTTGAGGGCCTCCGCTGCCTCGGCGATCCTGCGGTGTGCCACGAGGTACTTCCGCAAGAACACCAGCACGTTCACGGCACGCTGCCCGACGACGCGCCACTGCCAGCCATGATCGTCGCTGCCCGAGATCGACCCCCACGGCGTCGCCGCCGAAGGGGGCGTCAAAGAGCTGGCCACCAACTCTACGAAATCCCGCCGTTTATTGCTAAACGAGAAGGCAACGTAGCTCTTGTGGCCACGACAGGGGTCATGGATGTAGATCGAACCGTCGGCGTCAAGAAGTCCAGCAAGGTACTTAGGCGGTAAACGCTTGCCGCGGGTTCCTCTCGGTTCCCGTTTTTCAGGCCCAGTATTCG